GACTGACAATAGCCACGACAGGAGACACACATGGCTAACACAACTTTTAGCGGTCCCGTCCGTTCTGAAAACGGGTTTAAAGTTATATCTAAAAACTCAACTACTGGTACAGAGACAGATGTAGTGGACATTGCTTCCACTGGTATTGTCACTAGTAAATTTGTAAAGCACGTTGGGTTTGCTACAGGTGTTACTGTAAACACCACTGCTGGTGACAGCCCAGCTATTGGTCAATTCACACAACCTGCCAACACTATTATTACCGACATTAAGATTTTCTGTGTTACCGCACCAGTGATTGGTACAGGTGACATTGGTTATGAAGTTGGTACTTCTAGTTCGGGTGCACAAATTGTTGCAGCAGTTACTGATGAAATTCTCGATGGTGGTACAACTGTAGTGGTTGGTAATGTAACTACTACAACGCTTGTTGCTCAGACACAAAGTGCTACGACAGCACCTGCTTCTGTTCAATATACCTCTGCCGAAAGAACGATTTTTTGCAACATTACCAATACTGTTGATGCTACTACCGCAGGTTCGTTTACTTTCATTGTTGAGTATGTACAGGTTGCATAAATAGGGGGCAGTCATGGCTGGTTCAGACATTAAGACCAAAAGGCTTACTGCTACAGGTGATGCTTCAATAGGTCGAGCTCGTGTTCGTCAAGTTTTAGTTACAACTGGTGGTTCTGGTACGCCAGAATTAAAAATCACAGATGGCTCCGCTTCTGGAACAGTGGTTTTGCATTGTGATCTATTGGCAAGCGAGGTTGACATCATCAGCTTTCCTGATGAGGGAGTCTTGGTTACAGATGACGTGCATATTGCCACTATCGATGACATCACCTCTATTACTGTCTTTTACAACTAGAGGCTAAGATGGCTCGAACGGCAAAAAAAATGCCGAAACGCAACAAACGTAATTTCCGTCCCACCAAAAGTGGGGCGGGGATGACGAAGAAGGGCGTAGCTGCTTATCGTCGTGCCAACCCCGGCAGTAAACTAAAGACTGCGGTTACTGGTAAGGTTAAAAAGGGTAGCGCGGCGGCGAAAAGGCGCAAGTCGTTTTGCGCTCGTTCTGCGGGTCAAATGAAAAAGTTCCCGAAGGCCGCAAAAAACCCAAATAGCAGATTGCGCCAAGCTAGAAAAAGATGGAAGTGCTGATGGCTAAAACAGATGAACTCCTTGCTAGGCTTGAAAAGCATGAAGCTGAATGTGCGTTGCGGTACAAATCAATTGATGAGCGTTTAGAAAACCAAGACAAAGTTTTAAAAGGTCTTGATATGAAGCTGTGGGGATTAGCAGGTTTAATACTAGCTGCTAGTCTAGGAGGCTTCTTCGCTTCTTAGATAGGACAGACGAATGGCTATGTCACGTTCTCAAATGTCTAAACAAGTCTCCAAACCACCTCAAAAAAGGAAGTGGAGCAAAAAACGCAAACATGCTATTAATTGTAAACGTCCAAAAGGTTTTTCTGAGAAAGCGCACTGCGCTTCGAAAAAGAAAAAAATGAGGAGAAAATGATATGTCTAAAACTAAATCCAAGAAAGATGCTTGCTATCATAAGGTCAAAGCGAGATACAGAGTGTTCCCTTCAGCGTATGCATCAGGAGCAATTGCTTCATGTCGAAAAGTCGGAGCAAAAAATTGGGGAAATAAGAGCAAGAAGAAACCTGTTAGAAAAGCAAGTGGAGGAATGGTGCGAGGAGAGCCCCGATTTAGAGATGGACAAACTTTTAAGTATAGAACCACTAAGATATTCTGATGCCCCGTGTCCGTAAAACAAAAGCAGGATCAAACCTAAAACGCTGGTTTAAAGAGGAATGGGTCGATGTCTCGACGGGGAAACCATGTGGGCGTAAGAAAGGTGAAAAACGGGGTACTCCATATTGCCGTCCCAAGAAGAGGGTATCCAGTAAAACTCCTAAAACAGCCTCTGAACTATCAGCCTCTGAAAAGAAATCTAGGGTTTCGCAAAAAAAACGTATTGGACAACCCGCAGGAAAACCAAGAAGAGTAAAAGCGGTCAAAAGACGAAAGAAAAAATGAGTGTCCAAAAGTTTTTAGACACATGGATACGAGACAAAGTATCTCAGCCCTCCCCTGAAACAGCGAACATTCCTGCTTGCCCGTATGCCTTGAAAGCATGGATTGAGGACAAGGTTAAAATTGTTGAAGTCGCTAATCTTTGGGAAGATGTGGCGGAACAAATAGAAGCGTTTACAGATGACTATCAAGTGGTGATCTGTTCTCAGATACAGCAGTTAACATACGAAGAGTTAGAAGGTTGTTGTATGGGATTAAACGCTTATCTAGCATTAAAAGAAAAAGACATTTGGTTGCTTTCTTTTCAAGATACTTATGATATGATTTTGATACAAAGACTGTCGCATCTTGACGAAGCGTCCAAGTTTTTGGAGCGTCTAAATTATTATGCCAATTATGGCACGGATGATCTGGAGCGTTTAGTTTTAACCCGACGAAGATGGAGAGAAAAATGCCAGGTAACAAAGGAATGAGAGGCAAGAAGCCCAAGAAAATGATGGGCGGAGGAATGGCCTCTAAAAAACCTATTCGTATGCGCGGCGGTGGCATGGCTAAAAAGATGGGTCATGGCGGTATGGCTAAAAAGCCTATGCGTATGCGCGGCGGTGGCATGGCTAAAAAGAAAAAGTAGATGGCTACTTCAGGTTCTAGAGATTTTACTCTCGATGTTTCTGATGTCATCGAAGAGGCATATGAGCGTTGTGGAATAGAGATTCGTACAGGGTACGAGGCGGAGACTGCTCGTCGATCCCTTAACCTTATGTTTGCTGAATGGGCGAACAGGGGGGTCAATCTTTGGACAGTCAAACTAGGCACACAAGCTCTTACATCTGGAACTGCAACGTATAGCTTGTCTAGTACAATTGCTGATCTTTTAGAGGTTGTCGTCAGGCGCGACGGCGTTGATCTTGAGGTTCAACGGATAAGTCGAGGGGAATATCAGAATCAACCGAACAAAGCTACAACAGGTCGTCCTTCTAGTTTTTATTTTAACAGGCAAGTTACACCAGAAATAAATCTTTGGCCCACGCCAGAGAATAGCACAGATGTTCTACACTATTACTATGTGCAACGCATAGAAGATGCGGACTCGCTTGTAAACGATGTTGATGCACCTTTTAGATTTTTGCCGTGTATGGCTTCTGGGTTAGCTTATTATCTTTCTGTAAAACGAGCTCCAGATAGAGTTCAGTTGTTGAAGAATATTTACGAGGAAGAGTTCCAACGAGCTGCTGATGAGGATGAAGATCGTGTTCCATTAAAACTAACTCCAAGTATGCGGTATTTGAGGGTTAGATAATGGGACGTTACGCATCGGGATCAAAAGCGTTTGGCATTTCTGATCGGTCAGGTTTTCGCTATCGTTTAGCTGACATGAAAAAAGAATGGAACGGTTTATTAGTTGGACCTGATGAGTTTGAAGAAAAACATCCTCAATTAACGCCTCCTAGAAATGTTTTTGATCCTCAAAACATACGTGATCCTAGACCAGATAGAACAGAACCTGCGGTTAGGGTTATTTTACCGTTAAACCCATTTACATCAGGCTCCAGCGGTTCATCCGTTATCTCTGTAAGAGAACCGGGTCACGGTAGAACAACAGGTGATTTGGTTCAGTTTAGGACTGTTGAGTCTTTTGATAACTTCACAGATATTGCTATAGAAAACACAGATTCTTTTTCTATAACTGTTGTTGATACAGACTCGTATACATTCGACATAAGTCAAAGAGGCTCTTCCGAGACAGCAACTGTGGGGTCTGTTAAAGGCGGCGGTAAGATTGCGTCTGCTGAAGCCAAAACTTCTGGACCAAACACAGCGAGTATTGTGTCTAGCTTTATACAGACGGCGAGTGCGTCTATCGTAACTTCGTCCTACACAACCTACACTGTTGCTGTGCAGTCCACATATAGCGGCAATAAATACTTTATCGGCGGTTCTGAAACTCCGACACTATCTCTGACAGAAGGGGAAACGTATAGGTTTGATCAGTCTGATTCGAGTAACTCAAGTCATCCGCTGCGGTTTTCGACAACAGCAAACGGAACGCATGGTGGCGGATCAGAGTACACAACAGGTGTAACAACTAACGGCACACCAGGATCGTCAGGTGCGTATACACAAATAGTAGTGGCGACAGGTGCGCCTACATTGTATTACTACTGCACCAACCACTCCGGTATGGGAGGTCAAATAAACACATGAGTTTTACATTAGCCACGCTGAAAACAGCTATACAAGACTATACAGAAAACACAGAAACGTCGTTTGTAAGTAATATAGACAACTTTATTAAAGCCACGGAAGACAAAATATTTCGGGCTGTTGATTTAGAAGACTTTAGGAAAAATGTTACTAGTAGTCTAACAAACAACGATCAATATTTGTCCGTCCCTACGGACTATTTAGCGTCTTTTTCTTTAAGAATTACTACGTCAGGATCAGAGAAGTTCCTTTTGCAGAAAGACGTAAACTACTTGCAAACATATACTCCTGCATCGACTACAACAGGGCTCCCTAAATACTACGCTCGATTCGATACAGATAACTTTATTGTGGCTCCAACTCCAGACTCTAGCTACAATGTGGAGCTTCATTATTACTATCAACCCGCTAGTCTCACTGCTGGTGCGGATAGTGGTACGACTTGGCTTAGTACAAATGCCCCATATGCATTATTGTACGGAGCAGTTTACGAAGCTTATAACTATATGAAAGGTGAGGCGGATATGTTACAACTGTACAATACTCGTTTTACAGAGCAGTTAAGTAGGCTCAAAGACCTTGGTGAGGCAAGAGAAAACACAGATGCCTATCGTCGTGGTCTACCAGATACTAGGAGAACATAGATATGGCAACTACAAATGCGGCTACTACCTATCTTGAAGGGAAGCTTCTTAGTTTTCTTTTTAAAAATAATGCGGTAAGTTTTGCTACACCGGGCGACAGTATATATGTCGGGCTTGCTACTGCTGTTTCTGATGCAGAGGGAGGCAGTGTAACAGAAGCAAGTTTCACGAACTATGCTAGGCAACAAGTTACAGCAGCGAACTGGACAATAGCGTCTACGTCTGCTGACGCACAAACAGTTAATAACACAAACAATGTGGAGTTTCCTGCTTCGGGTGGCACAACACAAACTATAACGCATGTGTTCTTAGCGGATGCTTCGTCCAGCGGGAATATCCTTTTTATTGGTGCGTTAGACTCAAGCAGACAAATCGCAAGCGGTGACATCTTTAGAATCAACGCCACTAATCTCAGTATTGAGTTGAAGTAATGGCTCTGATTATTGCTGATAGAGTCAAAGAAACCAGCACAACCACAGGCACGGGAACATACACTCTTGCTGGTGCGGTAACTGGTTTTGAGACATTCGGCTCTATCGGTAATGGTAACACAACATATTATGCTTGCACGGACGGTGCGGGTAATTTTGAGGTTGGTGTTGGTACATATACTTCTTCCGGCACAACTCTTGCTCGGACATCCATTTTACAATCCAGCAACAGTGACTCTGCCGTAAACTGGTCGGCTGGAACAAAGACATTGTTCTGCACGATGCCAGCACAAAAAGTGATGGTGTTAGATTCTGATCAGACCAGTGCGGCAAACAAACTGCCATTTTTTAACGGTGCTTCAGTCGCAGATGTGACAGACTTATCTGCTTATGGTAGGTCTTTGATAGACGACGCAGATGCGTCAGCGGCTAGAACAACACTCAGTGTAGACGAGGCAGGGACAGCAGTTGCGCTTGCTATAGCTTTGGGATGACAAGAACATGGCAAACACCTTTAAAATCAAAACAGATACTGCTGTAGGAACAGGTGCTGCCACTATATATACCTGCCCGTCATCTACAGCGACAACTATCATCGGACTATCTATCGCAAACATTGTGGCATCACAGATCACTGTTGACGTGCAGTTAGAGAACAGTGATGGCGATAATATATATCTAGTCAAAGCAGCTCCTGTCCCGGTGGGCAGTGCCTTGGTTGTCGTAGGCGGCGATCAAAAGGTTGTCATGGAAGCATCAGACGTATTGAAGGTAACAACAAACACAGCATCTTCTGGTGATGTTGCGTTGTCTATATTGGAGATTACCTAATGGCGATTAGCAAAATTACATCAGATGCTATAGATGCAACTGGTTTTAATTTAGATAGTAATACACTGACTATTGACACCACTAATAATCGGGTTGGCATTGGCACGGCCACTGTCTCAGAGGTGCTTCATCTTCATAGTTCTAGCGGCACTGTTGCGGCAAAATTCACTGACGATACTGCGGGTACAGGCACAGGTGATGGATTTGAAATTGGCAAAGACACTAATCAAGGTGGTTTTATTTGGAATTATGAAAACGTCGCCACTTATTTTGGTACAAACAATGCGGAGCGTATGCGCATCGACAATGCGGGGAATGTCGGCATAGGTACGAATTCTCCAAGTAGTCTGTTAGAAATTTTTAATGATTCTGTAAGCGGTAATACTCAGCTTCATATTCATAATGATAAAACAGGTGATTCCGCCGCTTTACGTTTAGAAGGCAAACGTGCCTCAAATAATGATTCGTGTCAGCTTATTTTTGCTAATAATGGTTCAATTGGTGCAAGTGTTAGAATGTACTCTGGAGGTGATGAAGGAGAATTGCGTTTTTATACAAGTGCATCAGGTTCTGGAAATGCCATAACTGAGCGTATGCGTATTCTTGCTGGCGGCGGCTTAACCTTCAACGGCGACACTGCTTCAGCGAATGCTTTGGATGATTATGAGGAGGGAAGTTGGACACCAACTCTTACTGGTACTGCTACTGCTTTAGCCGCAACTTATCATGCTTCTTACATTAAAATAGGAAGAAAAGTCACAGCACAGGCTTATCTATATTTTGCTACAGATAGTGATACAAGTCCAGTAAAAATAACACTGCCATTTACTAGTCACAATGTATCAAACGGCTGGCAAGCAGGTGTTATAAGTTACAATACTGGATTTACTGGTGACCATGTAATTATTGCTCCAAACTCAACCAACATGGAAATAAGGAGTGGAAGTGGTGGAAGTGCAAGGCTTTATTCTGAATATAGCACTAAAGCTATAATTTTTGGAATTACATATATAACGGCTTAACAGGAAAACAATTAATGGCATACATAGGACAAAACGCTGACGGAAACTTCACCACATCGGTATCGAAAGATACCTTTAGTGGTAACGGTTCTGCTACGGCATTTACTTTGTCCGAAGCCGCAACGACAAATACTGTTGATGTATTTGTAGAAAACATACGGCAAGAGCCGACAACAGCATATTCTGTAGACGGAACTACACTTACCTTCACAGCCGCACCTGTAACAGGCACAAACAATATCTATGTTGTAAATCGTGGACCGATACAGCTTTCTGCAAGTCACCCTGCGGCACAGTCTTTGTCTGCTTTTAGTGCAACGATAACCAATGATTTGACTGTTGATACGGATACGTTGTTTGTAGATGCCTCTGAAAACAAAGTGGGAGTTGGCACAACAACAGTAACAGACGCAGGTGTAACAATAACACCAAGCGTTACTCGTGCAGGTGGTTGGGATGCACACCTTGCTTTGCAATCTACAGCCGCAGATAACTTTCCTGCTCTTTTGTTTTCTAATGCGGCAACAAATAGGTATGGGGGTATAGTTTCTACAAATGACGCATCTGGCAATGTTGCAAATAATAGCACTGCGGCAATAGACTTTCTAATGACATCTTCAACAGATGGTAATATTAATATCAGAACCAATACTGCCGTTGGCACTAGCGCACCCGTATCAAACTGGCAGTTTACGCATGACGGTAATTTAAAAGCACTGGTAAATGGTAATGGGATTGATTTTAGTGCATCTGCTGGCGGCAATGCATCATCGTCTGTATTAGACGACTATGAAGAAGGCACTTGGACACCTACTATAGCTCAAGGTTGGACAAGCGTTTCGTACACAAACTCTTATCAATTTGGTAAGTATACTAAAATAGGCAATATGGTGACTGCTTGGTTTTGGTTACAGTTCAGCGGCACTAGCGCAGGTAATCAGGTTTTTGTAGATGGGCTACCTTTTACAACACCAGATGCGACTACCGTCGAGCTTGCACATAGAGGCGGTGCGGTAACATATTTTAGTACGCCTGTTACTGCGGCAGGTGCGATAACTGCATACACCGCAGGAGGTAGCACACAAATACAGTTTTATGCGTTTGACGATGGAGGGGCGGGCGCGCTATCAAATGCAAATGCTAGTAGTGATTTTTTAATTGGGTCAGTTACATACTGGGTAGAGTAATTAACCCGTCTGGAAGTCGGGT